TGCTTTTTGCAAGTTTAAATTTCTTGCGTCAGAAGCCACCTCTTCTATGGAAGTTTTTCTTCCATGGACGTCCCCAACTCTTGGTCTTAATAAATTTTCTAAATCAGACCTTGATAAACCTTGCATTGGACTTTCAGCTTTAGCTAAACTCTGTAATATCATTTCAATATTTTTTTTATTTGGATTATTAATTATCATTATGCTTCTCCTTTAATAGTTTTTCTTAACTAAATTATCTAATTTTAAAATAATATCTTCAAAACCTTTTTGGTCAGATTTTGAAATCGAACCTCCTTGTCTTACACTAGAAGGATTTTTTTTGATTGCCTCCTCTGCGCCTTTAGAAACAGTTTTTACTAAAGCATGGTAAGTCGGCTCTACTTCATCTATCAATCTGCCGTAAGTAGACGCATCTTTTGAATTTCCGCTAAATATTGCGTTCTTATATTTTGCCACAAGCTCTTTAATCGAACCTCTTTCCATACGTAAAAGTTGAGCATAGCTTTTTAAATAATTTTGAGCTCGAACCCCTTCTATCATTTTTTTTAATCCCCCTGTTGGCCCAGTAGGACTTATAGCTTCTAATGCTCCTAAACCACCTTGCACATCTTGATTTCCATATAATAAGTTATCCCAAAAACTTGGAGCTTGTTCAATATATCCAGGATGCTGTGGGTTAATAACATCTGCTTTTCTTATCAATCCTTCTAAAGCTGTTTGATTTTTGTCATCAATTATTGACATTATGCTTCTCCTTCAACATTCATTTCGCCATACAATACCGTAGGCTTATTATTAAGTGTAAATTGAGAATCGCAGTATGGACACATCCATTCTTCGACCTCGTCAAATTCGTTTAAAATACCAACCCTTTTTGAAACACGGTTGTTCAAATAAAGGTTTCTTTTGCAAATAGGGCAATTATCCCTCTTTTTCTGCGTGTGCGATAAGTTCTTTAGTGCCATTGAGTGCCTCCAATTGTTCAGGTGAAAAACCAGCCCATACCGTAAGTTGTTCTGATTTTGTTTCTTGAGTATCGAATAATCCTGCAATCTTCGTAAGGCTTTCTAATGCCCTTAAGCAATCAGATTCTTTATCGGCAATATCCACAACATTTTTGTATTTACCAATAATCCACTCAGGTGTAACACCTTCAGAGGCTAAAACTTCTTGAATTTCTTTTTTAATCATTTTTTGTACGCTTTCCGTCTTTAATAGACTACTTGTTCTACGTTTGATATATGATTCACTTTTTGCATCGGGGTGTGATTTCTTATAAGCTTCAATAGCATTTTCCCCTTTTGCAACATATTGTGCAAATAATTGTTGTTTACCACTAACCTTGTCCGTATCAAATGAGTGTTTACCCGAAAATGAGTAGATATTGTCAGCAATACCCTTTTCACCTATCATATCAAACTTAGCAGTAATGTCATATGTTCCACATAATGTGCGAATGCACATTTTTTTACCAATTTTAGACTTTTTAAGGATTTGACATACATATCCATCATCGGTTAATACCCAATCTCCTTCATCGGCTAGTCTCCAATCCTCCGAAACAGGTACATTTTGCACAAATGCTTGAAATTCACCTAGATTATCGTATAAATAGTGCCTAGTTTCTTTTATGTCCTTGAAATCCATGAAATAATATAAGAATAAAATATTATAAATTCCAAATCCCCCCTGTTAACAGTTAACAGTTAATATATAATACTATATATATACTATATTATATATAATAAAGAAAAAAATAATAGTAATTATACAAAAAGAAAGAAATTACAAAAAATTCCAAAAAAAATTCCAAAAAAATATTTTCAAAAATTTATATTAGAATGAGTGTCGGTCTTTTTTTGTCGACCACCCACCCCCTCGAAGTCCCGTTGGGGGTTTCGAATAATGTTGAATTTTTGGTTGCATTTAAATAAATTAAGCAATTTAAAGTATATATAAGAAAAAGAAGAGCAACAAAAAACCCCACTAAAAAGTGAGGTTTGTTTGTTTAATACTCCGTATTTCGCGAGCTTATTATTTAATGAATCCATTATAGTATAAACTATTATACAATATTTCTAATTGAATTGATTTAAGTTTATATTGTTTAACTATACTAAGAGTTGAGAACATACCCAAACTAATATGTTGATGATATCCGTTTAATAATCGCACATGATGCTTTATATGCTTTATATCTACTATTAATAGAATACCTTCTAATATATTCATATTTCTTTTATGTTCTTTAACTATTGTGTTATTACTTGTTGCATACATAATATTATTACTCCCTTTATTGATTACACGATTATTAAACATTCTCATTATTATCAAGTCTTGATATTATAGTTTTAATAACTTCATTTATTAATAAATCCCGTTCAATTAAACTATCAATACTATCATTATTATCATTATTAATATCTTTTAATTTATTATTGATTTCTTTTATATCATCTTTGATATCATTCATATCATCATAATTAACATAATTCTCACTATAGCCAAACTCATCGTGTAATATGTCTTGCACTACATATTCATCAACCTTGTCATCTAGTGTTGATTCAATATTGTCAAGATTATCATATATCTTATCAACTCTATTCGCATTATTATTAATATGTTTAGTTTGATATAGGTTTATTTGCTCTATATTATTGCATAACAAGTATTTTATATTACTTATTATAGTTACTATCGGTTTCATTATTTTATTAATATATTTCATGTTTTTTCGTCCTTATTTTATTTATTGTTTTGTTGCATTATTGCAACTAATTAATAATAAACATAAATATATATATAATACAACATATTTTAATTATTTTATTTATTTTACTTGACAACGGGGTTTTAATTTTTGTATATTGGTTTATCGCTTTTTGACATAATTATAAAATACTTGTGAAAGTAAAAGTTTATTCAAATCAGTAAAAGTAAACAATAATGAGGTGTGGAATGAGTATGTTAAGTCTGGTAAAGTAAAAGAAAGTTATCAACAATCGTTAAAGAA